GTGGAAAAAGGATATTTTTCAATAATTCACACAAGGGAGGGGTGGGGTATGGCTAAAAGTAAAAAAACAAATATCAAAGAAGATTTATTAGATCAGTTGGAAAGGAATGGAGTTTATGGTGGTCATTACCTAAACCTTATAGATGATTATATGGCCATGTATGATATTAAAAATAAGTTAATAAAAGATATAAAGACAAGAGGAGTTAATACAGAGTATAACAATGGTGGAGGGCAATCGGGATATAAAAGAAATGATTCAATTTCAGAGTTTAATAAGACCAATGCTCAGATGTTAAAAATATTAAATGAACTGGGGCTGAAAGCTACATCATTTGAAGGTGCTGATGAGGATGATGACGAAATGTAGACAGAAAAACTACCATCCATACATTGATAATTATATAGATGGCTGTAGAAATGGTTCTATTTTAGTGGATGAAGATATACTATTTGCTATGGATTATATAGAATATAAGTTAAATAATTCAGATGTATTTATAGATTCTGACAAGATATATAAAGCAGTAGAATTGATGGAAAAGTATTTTGAAATCAAAATGTTTGACTGGGAATTATTAGTTACAGCTTGCATTCATTGTTTTTATAAATCAATAGATACAGTAGTATTTAGTACTATCGTTATAATGATGGGTAGGGGAAATGGTAAGAATGGATTTATCTCTCCAATTGCCTGGTACTTAACAACACACTATCATGGAATCAAAGGATACAACATAGACATAGTAGCTAATGCCGAAGATCAAGCCAAAACATCATTTAATGATATATATGAAATGCTAGAAGAAAAATGGTCGAAGTTAAAGAAGTTTTTCTATAAATCAAAAGAGATAATAACAAATCTAAAAACAAAATCATATATTAAATTCAATACATCAAACTCTAAGACAAAAGACAGCAAAAGAACAGGCTGCTTAATATTTGATGAAGCACATGCGTATGAAAGTTATGACAATATAAAAGTATTTACCTCAGGCTTTGGAAAGAGAAAACATTCCAGAGCTTTTTATATTACCACAAATGGTAATGTAAGAGAGGGTGTACTAGATGATATATTAGCAATTTCTAAAGATATCTTAAACGGCACTATAAAAGATTTACCATGGTTGCCATTAATATATAGAATTACAAAAGAGGAAGAGGTATTAGATCCTAAGAATTGGCACAAGGCGAATCCATCACTTAAGTATTTAACATCACTAAAAGCGGAGATGGATAAGGCATTTATAGAGATGAAGTATCAACCAGCAATGGAAGAGGAGTTCTATACTAAACGAATGAATTACCCAAAAGGTAACAAGGATCTACAAGTTACAGAATGGGAAAACATAATAGCATCAAATAAATCTATACCAGACTTATCCTCATATACAGCAACAGTTGGTATTGACTATACAAAAGTTACAGACTTAGCATCTGTAAACTTTCACTTTAAAGATGGAGATAAAAGATTTGATATTTCTCACAGCTGGCTATGTTTACAATCAGCTGATTTATCAAAGCTAAAGATACCTTATAGACAGTGGGCAAAAGAAAGTTTACTAACTCTAGTTGATGATGTGGAGATAAGTCCAGATTTGATAACTGATTATATTGAACAAATGGCAGAAAAATATAACATTACTAAGTTAGCATTAGATAATTATAGGTATGCACTATTAGCTGAATCATTAAAGAGAATTGGATTTCATAAAGATTTTAACAATTTATATCTAGTTAGGCCATCTGACATTATGAAAATTGTTCCTGTTATTGAATCATGTTTTGCAAACCAATACTTTGTTTGGGGAGACAATCCACTTCTAAGATGGGCGACTAATAATACTAAACTAATTCGAGCAGGAAAGAAACAAGGAACAGATACAGGAAATTACTATTATGGAAAGATTGAAGGTAAGAGCAGAAAAACAGATCCTTTTATGGCTTTAGTCCATTCAATGATATTAGAGGATATTTTAGAAAACAGCAATTTAGAAACACCAGATGTAGAAGTCTACACATATTGAGGAGGTGAGAGAATGTGGGATTAATAACATGGATAGTTAATAGACTAGCAGGAGACCCAATCCCTACAGAAGTAGAAATAGAAGAGTTTTTTAATCTACAAGCAGAGTTAGTGGTAAGAAATTTAGCTTTTTATTCAGCAATAAATCTTATATCTAAATCAATAAGTAAATGTGAGTTTAAGACCTACTTTAAAAATGAGGAGGTAAAAAAAGAAGAATACTATATGTGGAATATAGAACCAAATAAGAACCAAAACTCAACCCAGTTTATAACTAAGCTAATTACTAAGCTGTATGAAAATAATGAATGCCTAGTAATAGAATCTAATGGTCAACTTTTAGTTGCAGATACTTTCTATAAAAAAGAATTTGCACTCTTTGAAAATCAGTTTACAAGTGTAATGGTCAATGGGTTTGAGTTTAACAAAACCTTTAGTATGAGTGAGGTTCTTTATTTCAAACTGAATAATGAGGATGTTAGAAAACTTATAAATGGGATGTATGAAAGTTATGGAAAATTAATTACCTATGCTCAAAAAAGCTATGAAAAATCTAGAGGCAATAGAGGAATATTAGATATAAACGGAACAGCTCAAGGAAATAAAAATTTTAATGAAACATTTGGAAAACTAATGAATCAGAAGTTTAAGACGTTCTTCGAATCTAATAATGCAGTATTACCATTGTTTGATGGTTATTCATACACAGATATAGGCTCTAAGACTTACAGTAATGAAGGGACTAGAGATATTAAAGCTATGGTTGATGATATATATGACTTTACCGGTAGAGCTATAGGAACCCCGCCAATCTTGTTAAAAGGGGAGGTATCAGGTAGCAAAGATGCGGTGGATAATTTATTGACATTTTGTATAGATCCTCTTGTAGATATGATGCAAGAAGAAATAAACAGAAAGCGATCAGGGTATTTAGGGTACTCAAAAGGCACCTTTATAAAAATAGATACAAAGACTATAAAACATATAGATCTATTAAGTGTATCAACATCAATTGATAAATTAATTTCTTCTGGAGCATTCTGTGTAAATGATATTAGAAAACTTGTAGGAGAAGAAATAATAGATGAGCCTTGGGCTTGGGAACATTATATGACTAAAAACTATGCAGCGATTGAAGAATTAATGAATTCACTTAAAGGTGGTGATGGTGAGTGAAAAAATGAACACTTGCACTAAAATAAATGGAGGTGAGAGAGTGAAAAGAATATGGGAAATAAAACAAGCTACAGAGCCGAACATATTAGATATGTATATTTATGGAGATGTTAAGGGTGATGGCTATGATTGGTGGATGGATGAAGTAATAGAAAGTGAAACATCAGCTAATCATTTTAGAAATGAACTAGCTAAATATCCACAAGCGACTAAGATTAACATTTATATCAATTCATATGGAGGCAGTGTCTTTGAGGGAACTGCAATTTATAGCCAATTAAAAAGACATTCAGCTGAGAAGATTGTATATGTAGATGGATTTGCTTGTAGTGTAGCATCAATTATTGCAATGGCAGGAGATAAAATCATAATGCCTAAAAACACTATGATGATGATACACAATGCCTGGAATATTGTATTAGGAAATTCAAAAGAATTAAGAAAAGCAGCAGATGATCTAGACACAATTATGAAAGGTAATAGACAAGCATACCTAGAAAAAGCTAATGGCAAAATAACAGAAGAAAAATTGATGGAGCTGTTAGAGAATGAAACTTGGTTAACTGCTGATCAGTGTTTTGAATATGGGTTATGCGATTCAATAGGTTCAGAAGAGGTTGATTTAACACAAGCTAATGAGATGCTTAAAAATGTAAATCAAACACTAGAGCAAAAACTCAACTTTAACAAGGTTATAGCTGCACAAATAAGAGAGATGGCAAAGCCTGTTGCAGTTGAACCAACAGAACCAGAAGAACCATCATCACCACCAGAACCAGAACCAGAACCAGAACAAAAAAGAAATAATGTATTAAATTTAATGTCCGCAATAGTAAAAAATAATAAAATTTAGGGGGTAAAGTAAATGAAGAATAAAGATCTATTAGCACAACAAAAGCAGGAGATAGTAGCAAGAATGAATGCAGCAATGAAAGATGGCAAAGAAGAGGAGTTCACTTTAGCTTTTGGTGAATTTACAGAAAACATTCAGACAACATTACTTGCTGAGGCAAAAGAGATAGTGGAATCAGTTGATACCAATATTTTAGCAGCAAGAGGGACTAGACAACTTACATCTGAGGAGAAAGACTATTATCAAAAAGTTATAGATGCTATGAAGTCATCTAATCCTAAGCAAGCTCTTACAGATTTAGATATAGTAATGCCTAAGACTGTGATAGAGGATGTATTCAGCGATTTAGTGTCTGCTCATCCATTACTAGATGCGATTGATTTCCAAAACGCAGGGGCTGTTACAGAGTGGTTATTGAACACTAATGAAAATCAACTAGCTACTTGGTCACCATTATGTGCTGAGATAGTAAAGGAAATTACATCAGGATTTAAGAAAATTGATTTGCAACAAAACAAGCTATCAGCATTCCTACCAGTGTGTAAAGCTATGTTAGATTTAGGACCAGCTTGGTTAGATAAGTATGTAAGAACTATATTGTCTGAAGCTTTATATTTAGGGTTAGAAGATGGAATTTTAAACGGTAAAGGTCAAACAATCAATCTACATGAGCCAATCGGTATGAGAAAAAATATGGCTGGTGCAGTAGATCCTGCTACTGGATATCCAGATAAGGCAAAAGTAACATTTAATTCATTTGATCCAATATCTTATGGAGTAGTACTTGGAGATTTAGCAACAACTGAAAATGGAAATGCAAGAATAGTTCAAAACGTTATTTTAGTTGTTAATCCTAAGGACTATTTGACTAAAGTAATGCCAGCAAGTACAGTTCAAAGAGCAGATGGAACTTATGCTAATGATGTATTCCCATTTCCAACAACTGTAATCCAATCTACACAAGTTGAAGTAAATGAGGCGATAATCGGGCTTGGTAAAAGATATATGATGGCAGCTGGGACAGGAAAATCAGGGAAGATTGAATACTCGGATGAATACAGATTCCTAGAAGATGAGAGAGTTTATTTAACTAAATTCTATGGACATGGCCAGCCTAAAGATAATAACGCATTTGCATTGTTAGATATTACTAATCTAGTACCAACTATTCAAAAAGTAACAGTTGAGGGAACAGTATCAACTCAAGAAGTGGTGTAATATATGAAAGTTAAAGTTATTAGATCATTTATTGATAAAAACACTCTAGCATCTATTGAGTTAGGTTGCAAATTAGAAATATCAAAAGAGAGGTTCCTCGAATTAACCGAGGGGCCTCGTGGTATTTTTGTTGAGGAAATAAAAAAAGAAGTAAAGAAAGATACTAAAAAGAAATCTACTAAGAAGTAGGTGATTAAATGACTTTACCAGAAGGATTGTTAACAGATGTTAAAAACTATCTTGATATTACTTGGACTGATTCAGATATTGACTCTAAACTTACAGGGATTATAACAAGAGGTACCAAGTATATAGATAGAATAGCAGGAGTAGAACAAGACTACACAGAAGAAAATAAACCGAGAGAATTATTATTTGATTATTGTAGATATGCTAGATCTAATGCACTGGATCAATTTAAAATTAATTATCTACATGAGATACTAGCCCTTCAGATGGATAAGGAGGTTGAACAGTATGAAATCGACAACCCAACCACTTAAAGATGGGATAGTTAAAATTTATGAAGTAAAAAACATTGCTGAGTCTGGAAACATGCCTAAAGATGGGTTAACTCTTAAAGCTTCTTTGAGATATGACGAAAGAACTGTAGGAGTTACAAGATACAGGCTAGCTTTGCAAGACCAGGAGAAAATTGAGCTTATGATTAGAGTTCCTAGACTAGATATTATCTCAGCTCAAGATATTGCGGTCCCAAATGATGGGAAACAATATAAAATAGTCCAGAGACAACATCCTGTCGAAGTTTCTCCACCAATGATGGATTTATCACTAGAAAGGGTTGATGCTGATTATGAGATTGAGTGAAATTAGAGATCTATTATTAACAGTAACCCCAGATACATTTCATTATTTTGCACATAAAAAACCTGATAAATACATTGTATGGGCAGAGGACACTGAGGCAGGTTCAGGACACGCAGATAATAGAAAAACAAATCAAGTAATTCAAGGCTCCATTGATTATTTTACAAAGACAGAATTTGATAGTAATGTTGATTTAATTCAAAATAAATTGACAGAGGCTCAAATAGCTTGGAAACTAAACTCAGTACAGTATGAAGAGGAGACTAAATATATTCATCATGAGTGGGTGTTTGAGGTGATTAATGATGGCTAGATTTGCTTTTAAGGCTAGTGATGACTTTGCACTTGCACTATCTAGATTATCAATAGAATCAGAGGAGGTTGCTAAAAAGGCAATATACGGGGCTGCTGAAATAGTGGCCAACCGAATAAAACAAAACTTGCAAGGTGTATTATCCAATGAAGCAACTGGCGAACTAATAGCTTCTTTTGGAGTAACTCCAATTACTAGAGATAATAAAGGTAATTGGAATACAAAGATAGGCTTTGATGGTTATGACAGCCATGGTGTAGCTAATCAATTAAAAGCTAGAGTTATTGAAAGTGGTTCCAGCACTAAGAAAAAAAAACCTTTCGTAAGACCAGCTGTGAATGCGACAAAAAAACAAGCTCAGGCAAAGATGGATGAAATAATTGATGAAGAGTTTAAGAAATTAATGGGATAGAGGAGGTAATTAGATGGATAAGCAATATGATGAATTTGTAGGAGTCGATAATTTGCATACGGCTCTTATATTAACGGATTCAGAAGCAGAATATTTAGCTGAAACACCAGAGTATTTTGCGCCAACTGCTGAGATTGTAAATGATACAGAGGTTGATATTCAATCGACATATTATGACAATGTATCAGCTAATAGTTATGTTTCAGAAGGTGGAACTACTGTTACTATGACAGTTTCAGGAGTACCAGCCAAAAAAGCTGCTAAGTATCTTGGTAAACATTATGACGAGGCTAGTGGAAGAGTATTAGATACTGGAGATCCTAATCCACCAGATGTAGCTTTAAGTTTCAGATACAATAGAGGCAAAAACGGATATAGATATTATCAATATCTAAAAGGAAAATTTTCAGGTGGAACAGAAGAGGCAGCAACTAAAACAGAATCATATGATATTAAAACATATCAATTAACTTTCACAGCTGTTGTTACAACTAAGCAATGGCCGCTTAATGGAGAAATGAAAGGTATGAAAAAAATCTATGCTGATACTGTAGACGAACAGTTTGATGCTTCGACTTGGTTTAATCAAGTTCAGACACCAGATACCGCAAGCACACCAATAGCGCTTAGCTTAATTGAAAGTCTGCCAGCTGATGAGGCTACAGCTGTTGCAGCTGATAGTGATATAGTATTGACATTTAGTAATAAAATAATGGTTCATATGATCACATTATTCGACAATACATTCTCACCAGTCGCAGTTACAGTATCTAAAGATGCTACTGGAAAGATTGTGACTGTTAATCCAGTTGCTGATCTAACAGCAGCGACAAGCTATACATTAATTATAACTAATGCGATAGATGTTCATGGACAAAAAATAGAAAATCAAGTAGTAGGATTTACTACTGCATAAAGGCGACTTAACTGTCGCCTTTTCTTTTTTAATATAAGGAGGAGCGTTTAATGAAACCTGTATTTATAAATTTTACAGACGATGAAGGAAAGAAAACTAAATCATTTACAACATGCAGCTTAAAAACAGGAATGATGGATAATATCTTTGACTTAGCTGAAAGAGCTGATGGATTAGAAAAAGGAAATGTGAGTATTGCTGAGGTAAAGAATTTCTATGGAGATTTAAAAAGTCTTATTTTATTAATATTTAAATATCAATTTAGTTTAGAAGAACTGAATGAGGGCGTAGAACAAGCTGAATTAATGAAAGCATTTTCGAGCATATGCAATAACATTGGTGGAGAGATGAAAAAAAACTAGCATCGGGAGAACTGGAAGATGATTCTCCCGTTGGATATAGATCCACAATGCTTAATCTAAAAAGGACTATTGTAAATAAATTCGGGTGGTCCTTATATGAGATAGATGAGACGGATATATCAAATTTACTAGCTTTTATACAATTTAAACCAGAAGATGATCCTAATGTAAAAGTAATAAACGGAAAAGAATACAGACGAGCGAAAGATGCACCAGATTGGTTATAAGGTGGTGATAGAATGGCTTACGATATAGGTCCAAAGATTGGTATTGAAGGCGAAAAGGAATTCAGAGATGCTATAAATCAAATAAATACTAATATGAGAACTCTTGGAACTGAAATGAAAGCAGTATCATCTGAATTTGACAAAGGTGATAAGTCTCAAGAGGCTTATACTGCGAAAAATGGAGTCCTTAATAAACAAATAGATGAGCAAAAAAGTAAACTTGAGCAACTGGCTAAAGGATTGCAAGCATCCTCTGATAAATACGGTGAAAATGATAAAACTACTCAAGGATGGCAACAAGCAGTAAATAAAGCTACAGCTGAGTTAAATGATATGGAGAGAGAAGTCGGAGATAATGTCAAGGCGCTAGATAATTTAGGTAATGAAACAGAAAAATCAGGCGGTAAGTTTGAAAAATTTGGTGGAATTGCTAAAGGTGTTGGTATTGCAGTAGGTGCTGTAACACTAGCCGCAGTCGCTGCTGCAATTAGCATGGGTAAAAAAGTTGTTGAGCAGTTTGGAGAATTAGAACAAAACCTTGGAGGTTCAGAAGCAGTTTTTGGTGAATATGCAGCATCTATTCAAAAGACAGGAGAAGATGCCTATAAAAACCTTGGTGTTTCTCAAAGTGATTATCTTGCTACAGCTAATAAGATGGGTGCTTTATTTCAAGGTTCAGGAGTAGAACAACAAAAAAGCCTTGAACTTACAGAAGGCGCTATGCAAAGAGCAGCTGATATGGCATCTGTAATGGGTATTGATATGCAAGTTGCACTTGATTCTGTTGCCGGTGCTGCAAAAGGTAACTTTACAATGATGGACAATCTTGGAGTTGCTATGAATGCTACTAATATCGAAGCATATGCACTAGCAGCGGGATTAGATTTTACATGGAAAACAGCTACTCAAGCTGAAAAAGCTGAGGTTGCTATGCAGATGTTCTTCGAAAATACACAACAGTATGCAGGTAACTTTGCTAAAGAATCTACAGAGACAATATCGGGCTCACTTGGATTAATGCAAGCGGCTCTTGGTTCTTTCACAGCAGGGCTTGGAAATACTAATGCTGATATGACTAATCTGACAATGAATTTAGTGGATGCTTTTCAAGCAGTAGTTGCGAATGTTATTCCTATTTTAGACAATATTATTGCGGTATTGCCAGCTGCCATGACATCAATAGTTGGATCACTGGGAGATTTACTTCCAGGACTAGCAGAAATGGGTACTGCAATTATTGGTAGTTTAATTGGTGCTATTGTTTCATCTGTACCTGAGTTATTACCGCCAATGATTGATGCGACTTTAATGTTACTAGATATAATTATAGAAGTCCTAGTTGATAATGGACCAATGCTAATAGAGGCAGGAATAACCGCATTATTAATGCTGATTACTGGGTTAATAAATGCTCTTCCTAAACTAGTAGAAGCTTCTATATCGATTATAACAGCTTTAGTTGAAGGATTAATAAAAGCATTACCTCAGCTGATTCAGATGGTACCACAGATTATTACAACAATAGTATCGGTATTAACGCAAAACTTACCACAAATTATAACAGCTGCAATAATGATAATAGTTGCTCTTGCAGGAGCCTTAATTGAAAGTATACCGACTATTATAGTATCTGTAGTTCAGATTATAGGTGCTATTTTAAAAGGTTTGCTTGACGGAATAATAAGCATAATAACATTTGTTCCTAAGCTATTTTCAGAGCTTGTATCTAAGTTTAAGACTATTCAATGGGGACAACTTGGAAAGGATATTATAACTGGTATTGCAAGTGGAGTAGCATCAGCTGCTAAAAATCTAGCGAATGGAGTTGTTGATGCTGCAAAAGGTGCTCTAAACAGTGCTAAAAAATTCTTAGGGATTAGATCTCCTTCTACTGTAATGAGAGATCAAGTAGGTAAAATGATAGGTGTTGGTATGGCAGAGGGTATTGCTGACAGCGCAAAACAAGTTGACAATGCTATGAGAGGACTTAATGGAAAGCTTGCAGTGGAAGGCGCAGGCGGATATGGAGTCAATGTAGGTAGTAGTGGAAATAAAAACAGTGAATCAGTTATGGAACATACAGGAACTATAAGACTTGAAGGTGTAGATAGTAAAAATCAAGTTATCGCAGTTACTGAAATCGTAATGAATGAATTAAGAAGGGAGGTTAGATCTAGATGAACAAACTAATGACAATCAACAACGATCTAATCACTCTTGAGATATCCAATGTACTAATATCTCCTGAAGCTGAAAAAAAACGAAACAGATTATTTGACGGTACTTATCATATACAGTCAATTGGTTCAGCTATAAATGAGGCTAGTATCAGTTGTAATATAAATGAGAATGCGAAAGCTTATCTTGATTATGCATATAGAATAGATGCCCCAATTAAATTAAATTGGTATGGAAAATATTATGTTGGGTTACTTAAGGCATATCCTAGTATAAAAATTGTTGTAAAAGGTAGTAACACTAAAAGATTATATAATGCAGATATAATTATTGTTATAGGTCAAGAAGGTGTTATATGAGAGATATAACTCCTTCTTTAATGGATAAAATAAACAAGCAAAACCAAACCATATATGAAAATGCTGATCCTAAAATGGATGTTACAATAGCAAGGCCTAAAAACACTATTAGTGATGGGTCGCATTGGGTTGTTGAAACTATAAGACAAAAGTCAGGGCTTGGAGATGTATCTGTGGCTCCAAGAAGGCAGAAAATAACGGGAACACCAAATCGAATGTATGAAATACACGTTAATGAAGAAATTGTTGGGACTAGTATTAGGGAGTATCCAGATACATTCAAGGATGGGTGGATAGATCAATTTAATGTTGGAAATGGATCATCAGTTGCAATTGCATTCGATGGAGAATGGAAGAGATATAGGCAACTATGGAGATTGGTTACTCATGAAAAGCCTTGGATAATGTGGGTGGATGATGGGAATAAACTATGGGCTCAACATTGGGATAATATAAGCACAAAACAAGAATTGGCACAGGATGTCGTATATTGTAGGTCGATTAGAGCTTGGAAAAATCTTAATATGGCAGATAAGGATCAAGGCATTGTCGTTGGTTATATCAAAACCGATGGCAAAGTCTATTATAGAAATTACTGCCAGTTGTTAGATTTTTCTTATACATGGGAGCCTGAAAGACAGGTTGCAGAGTTTACAGGGACAGCATTGTCACTTAATTTATTTATAACAAACGATTATAGAATGGGGTTTGTTGTAGAAGATTCATTGCAAGACATCTACTGGTGCATTACAGGCAGGAGTTGGGCAGGAATGGCTGTTGCTGCTGATACACTGTCTGTTTCTCCAGCAGAGCTGATTGCTAAACTTGAACCAATTGAGTATATAAGTGGTTATGGGTTAGAAACTCTGTCAGTAGTACCAGCTGAGCTTGATATAGGATTGCTGTATGCGGATACTGACAATGATTTTATAGCATTAAATGTATCAAAAGTTATGATTAATGAAGAAGATGAAGAGTATGAAGATTGGGGATGGGTTATAGAATTGACAATTGACCATCCAATACCAGATTTATCTGTTGGGAATATAACAGCTGTTAATCTTGATAATACTACAGTAATCCAAATTTCAAGCGTAACCAAGGTAGACGATTTTAAATATCAGCTAAATGTATCGGATATTGTCGATAGTGGAATTAATAATGTTTATGGTGATATTCAAATTAACATCATGGGTTCAATAAACCCTGCAGGATATACTTATATAAATATGACGCACGTATTTATTCCTGTAAACTTAGTACCAACATTTATTCCGTTGCCAGAAGTAGAGGTGATTTATAATGAATAAAAGTAAAGGGCAGAAAATAACAGTTCAGTTTACAGAAGAAATAATAAATAACGAGGATATGATTTTATTACCTGATTTTCCTAGCATAAGTGGTTACACGACACAAACTTCTTATGGTTCATCCTCCACTATAGATATTCCAGAATCGGCGCAAGTGGGAGATTTATTATTGTTGTTTTGGGCAAAAGATGATGATCCTATCGAAAGTGTAGCTGATGGGTGGGAGAGGATTTTCACATCTTATGACACTTATCACAGATTATCTGTACATTATAAATATTATCAGGGAGAAGCAAAACAATTTACCCTAACACACGATTCAGAAGAAACGACAGCAATCGTAGTTTCTATTCCAAAAGCTGATGCACCAGTTGTATCAGATGCTTACAAAGGTACTACATCAAATCCGACATCGCCAAGCTTGGCATCTGGATTTGATTTAGAAACTCCTACATTATGGGTTACCTTTGCTGGGTGTGATTATAGAGATATAACAGGTTTTCCAGAAAATTTTACTGAAAACAATATAGCCTCAAATAGAAGTGGAGTAGGGTTGGCAATAGCAAGTTTAAGTTCAACCAATGCAAGCGAATCACCAAATAGTTTTGTAATGAGCGCATCGGACCAAGCAAGCGCTGCAACTCTGGCTATTAAATTCAAAGCTAAATCGGAAATATTAAAAGAGGAGTTAAAGGCAGGATGGGAAATAACGGGGCAAGAATATAAATATATTAATGGACCGTTGTTGGATAAAGAATATCAAATTTTAAGCGTTGAGCCTCATCCAACGGTAAACAAAGCGTTGTTAATCACAATGGACACATTTTCTAGGTTTGCAACCATTGAAGGGGATATAAGTGTAAAATACGATGCATCCGCAGGAAGCCTTGCTGGGAGAGGTGGACCAGTAGAAAGTTTTACGAGAACATTTATACCGACTGGGCTTGTAGCTGAACCTAATCCAGGAATCGAAGAAACTCTGACAGTTGCAGCAGTTGAATTAATTGCTAATCTTGAAGAAATAACATATAAGAAAGGATTTGGAGAGGAAACTCTAATAGTAGCACCAGCGGAATTAACAGTAGAACTTGTGTATGTAGGGGTTATTAACCCTTAGAAAAGGAGATGGTAATAAATGAAAGCTAATTTAAGGGTAAGGCTCCATAATAGATTTGACATTATTCCAAGAGATGCTAAGACCATGGAGATTATCCAAGACAAAGTAGGGATGGCAGAAAACATAGTTAAGGATAGGATGTATGAAAGATTGTTAGCAGGAAACAGTTTTTTTACAAACATTGTATTTGGGACTGGGAACGGAACGCTTGACCCAGCTACACCAATTCTATTCGATAGGTTAGGAAACAAACCAGCTCAACAAGAATCATTAGTAAGAAGCTACCCTACAAGTATATGGACACAATCAATACGATTAGAATCGTGGGAATATAATGATCCAGAGGAGGATGTATATTTAAGTGAAGTTGGAATTTCAGATACTAGCATAAATATAAATACTCATGCAAAAATAACTGACTCTGAGGGCAACCCTCTATCTGTTCCAAAAAATTCCACAATTATTATAGACATTTATTCAACTTTATTCGCTGAAGTATATTCAGTAGACTCGGGTTGTTTTTTTTATGGAGATGGACTTAGAAATTATTTAACAGGTTCAAGCGCCCCAAGTAATGTTGTAGGGCTCAACGATTTATTAAGTCAAGAATCGGAAAGAATACCAACATTAACTGCAACAAAAACAATAAATCTAAGCGAAAGGAGTTTTACTTTAAGTGGGAGATTTTCAGTTTATGATTTGAACCGAGATGTTAAGGCGATTGATTGGAGAAGCGGAGGACTAAGATGGAAGCTGCCAAGGACGGGAGTCTACACAGGGACAAATAGAACTGATGTTGAGCTTGGAACTGGAGATGGGGTTAACGACACATTTCAAATTCCTAATCTAGAAGTTACAAATCTGGTAGTTTATGTAGATGGGACTGCGACAACTGCTTTTACTCAAACTTTTGATGATAAAGTTATACTCGATGCACCAGCAGCAGACACGCTAAAGGTCACAGCTGACTACACTACTAAATATATGCCTAAAGATGAAAATTATGAGCTGCCATTTACAATGAAAATAACATTCGGAGCTAACCAACCGTCTCCAATAGAACCAGATCCAATACTGCCTACAGATTTAGCTGGTCCACAAACATTAGCCTTTGGCGATACGGATGGCGGATATTTTGGGGAAGTGGCTGCAGTAGATTTCATAAGTGGAGATACCTTAGCTTCTGAAATAGGACTTACTGCAGGAACAGCTCAAGAAAGCGATGCAGGTTGGCTTAAATATTATAACAACAACGAAATTATATACGTTGCAAAAAGACCGCCTCGATACGATTTATCGTGGAATGATATTAATGCAATTGGGGCTATTTTCGGGGACAAGAAGGTTAAAGTCGGGAATCATGTTTTTGCAGTAAGATCCTTAAGTTCAGCCGAATGGAATAAATTAATTTATCCAGTGCATGCAAATTATCAGCAATGGGCAAGTTTAAGTGATTCTGACTTAAGGGTAACATCTGGGAACGGTAGGGCTACTTGGACATCAACTCCTTCCGGCTCGTACCGCATCTACCGTGGTTACTTTTCCGTGGAGGGCTCGGGCAGCTACACTCCGTCGAGCTCTTCTTCTAGCTACGGTTTCCGCCCAGTCTTGGTCTACCTCTATACTCTCAACTCTTAAACTGTCCCGAACGCAGGTGAGGGCATAAAGACATAAAGAAAGGAGGTCAAATGAGTTACAATGATGATTTAATAATATACAAAAAGATAGAAACGCTTTTAGACACAATTTATCCAAGGTTGGTTAAATTTCCAAATTATGAAAAGTTTAGGCTTGCAGAATATATAACGCTTAACATTTTTGAATTAATGAAATGTATTTCATTGGCGAATAGCGTAAAGTCAAAGAGGCTTCTACATCTTCAAGAAGCGGATGGATATTTTCAATTGATTAGATCACAGGTAAAATTTGCAAAAAGAAGGAAATATATTTCAAAAGGATTTTATAATCATACAGATGATCGAATGACAGAAATAAGCAAGATGCTAAAAGGTTACATTATGGCAACTATAAAGAAATAAAAATATAGGGATTAAGCTGTAACCGGCTCGAACCGCATCAACCGTGGTAACAATTCCGTGGAGAACTCGAACAACAACACTCCGTCGAACTCTAATTCTAACTACGGTTTCCGCCCAGTCCTGATTTAAAAAAGTTAATTAGATTGTTGCGATTAAGGTTGTAACAACATGACTTGGATTAATTCAAGAGAGCTTAATTCCTTCACTTGGGCAACAGGTGTAAACACATAAATAATGGCATAGTGCTTAGTACTTTACAGAAAGGAACACCAGTGATGTCGAAAAATCACAAACAACATGGAGAAATATTTGACAAAATTACTCACAAGGGCACTATTGAAAAAGCATACAACAAAGCTCTTAAAGGTGATGGAAAATACAATAGAGAAGCCATAGTATTTAGTCAGGATGAAACAGAAAACATAAGAACATTAAGGGCTTCTCTTATAAATGAGACATATGAATTTGATGGATATTTAAGATTTCCCGTGTTCGAACCTAAAAAAAGAATAGTAGATGCACCTCACTTTAAAGATAAAGTTGTTCAACTGGCGATTAATGATACGTTAAAGGAAATTTATAAGGATAAGTTTATATTTGATAGTTATGCCTGCATCGAAGGCAAAGGAACTCATAAATGTGCTGAAAGAATTCAGTTCTTTATGAAAAAAACAATGTGGGAATATGGGTCAGATGCAACTATAATCAAGGCAGATATGGAGAAGTTTTTTTATAGCATTGATAGAAATGTGTTAAAAACACTACTTCCCAAGGCCATCAAATCTAAGAAAACACTGCGGCTGATATTTAAAATTATCGACAGTGCTGACGACATAGATCTACTAGGGTTACCTCTAGGCAATACACTAAGCCAAATATGCGCAAACGTGTATCTGAATGAATTAGATCAATATTGCAAGAGAGTTTTAAAAGTTAAATATTATGTGCGATACATGGACGATATTATAATGATACTTCTAAACAAAGAGACTGCAAAAGAGGTACTTAATAAAATGACAATATATACAAACAAAATACTTAATTTAAACCTTAATTTCAATAAGACAAAGTTATTTCCAATCGCCCAAGGAGTGAATGCAATAGGTTACAAAATATACGCTACTCATAAACTCCTCAGAAGCGAAAGCAAAAAGAAAATCAAGCGAAAAATAAAAGCCATGCCTAGTTTAATATTAGAAGGCAAATTAAGTATTAATAAAGCAGAATCCATGCTCAACAGTTGGATGGGTCATGCTGGGCATGCAAATAGTCACAATTTTATCGAGTCATTATTTGAAAAACATAAATTTATATATAAAAACAAAAAGGGCACCATTAAAATAGATACAACAAAGCTAGGAGTGATAACATGAAAACTATTGAAAAAATATGTCCTGAATGTGGTAATAGGATGGAGTATTGGGCAAGGGGGAATACGATTACATGTCCTAAGTGTAAAACTTTATTAGTAGTTAAGAATTGCAAAGAAGAGATAAAAGAAAATGAAATACTAGAAATTTTAAAAGAAAGTCCAGAAGGAGAATCAATCTGTTCTAGTTGTACCTATCATGAAGAATATGAGGATGAAATAGATGGAGATTTATACGATGATGGATGCGTATGTACGAACGAAAAAGCTCAGAAACCTATAAATTACCATCTAAAAAATTGCTATAGCAACTCAAACGATTGCCCTTATTTTAAGTCAAAAGAAATTAAGGTCATTAGAGTAGATGTCTAAATAGAGATAGCTTTAAGGGGTTGATAAAATAATGGAATTACAATTTGAGGATACGGGAAAGGTAGGAAAAGGTAAATTTCCTGATTTTCTACAATATTACAATACCGAAGGGCAACTCCTATATATAGAAGATGGGAGACTTTACGGTTCCGCTACAGAAAAAATTGATGGAGACTTTTCTGTAGTCAATTGGGGCGAGAGTTTGGATGTCTCTCCTGATGAAAATATGAGTAAATTACAAGTAAAAACTTTGCCAGGTTTTGGGATTGTCGGAAGTTACAAAAACGATGATGCTCAAAAACTATTAATATATGAGTTTCAATATGATATGAGTAAATATCTTTCAGATGGTTCGATAAAACTCAGTATAGACAATCCAATTTCATCATTCACATTAACCATGGAAAACCCAATAGACAAAGAAACCGAGATAAAAGGTCCTATAGTCATGAACGAGAAGTCAACTTTATTAAGTCCAGGTGCTAAGATTATATTTAACTTTGGGATGGGAGATGATTTTGAGGAATGCAAAATGGGAACTTTTTATGTTGACCGATCAGATTACTCTGTAAAAAGTAACACAGTCTCTGCCGATGGTAGAAACCTAATAGGTAAAGCATTAAAAGACCAAACTCTCAATAATAATAATTCAATTAGCTATGGAATGATAACCAACATAATCAATGAAATATTTGTAAAATCTAACTTGGGAATAGATCAATATGAAGTTGAATATAATACTACAAATAGAAGATACAAGTTTGACCCTAACAAAACAATTTATGCAGCACTTGAAGAAATATTTAGGTCAATGGTTGATTGGAAAATGGAGGAAACTGTAAACGAAGAAATTATTGTAGGCTCTCCAACATACAGCTTGTTTTCAACAAGGGGAATGTATAATTTTCAAAGAAACAAGGATATATTTTCAAGATCTATAACAATGGATGACCAAGAAAGTTACAGGAAAGTATGCGTGCATGATAGCAAATGGAATATTGAAGTATATGAAGAGGTAGGAACATTTAGTGGATGGAATTTGCAATCTAACAAAACTTTATTTGTGCAAGTTGCAGAAGGAACCAATCTTGCCAATGCGCAAGAAATAGCGATTGAAATTGCCAGTAGACTTGAAAGAGTGGGCAAAATTGAGACTTTCACGGGGCCGTTAAGGCCGCAACTATTGCCAGGCGATGGGGCTACGATTATGGATGAGGAGGGGAATACTGATTTAGGGCTCATCACAGAAATAACACACAATTTTGGGAAATCAGGATTTTTTACAAATTTCACAGTGGACTCAGGCGGGAGAATAGGTAGAGGGAGGTTAATTGACTATATAAGGATGATAGACCAAAAACAAGAATCTGGGAGTATTGCGTATGAAGATATTATCCCAGATCCAATAGAAGGGGAAGGCTAATTAAATATGGATTACAAGGCTTATCAGGAATTAATTGAGCTAATCGAAGGCCAAAGAAGCATAATTAGTCAACAATTGGAGACTATTAAAAATCTAGTTAATCAGGCCGTTGAGCAGGAGAATATGATAAACGTATTGATGACAGATGAATTTAGGGAATCTTAAAGGTTCTCTTTTTTATGGAAATTTTTAGGAGGTGGAATATTGAGTGAATACAATTGTACGAAAGTAGACGAAATAGCAACTTTGAAAAGCAATCAAAATAATAACATGGAATCAGTAAGGGAATTAAGAAAAGAAGTTGCAGATTTGAGAAACATATATAAGCTGATATATGAGCTAACCTCTAATTTCACAACTCTATCTCAACAGATGAATGATACTAGAAAAGACCTAAAATGTATTAAAGACGATGTTGAAATTATAAAGAATTTACCTAACGACCGGGAAAATCACCTTATAAAAGTTGTATTAGGTGCGATTATAATTTTGATAGTAGGGGCAATGTGGAAAGTATTCATTGGAGGTATTTAATGAATACTGATGAAATGAAAGAGGTGGGTACAATTCTAAAAAAAGGATCCAAAGGCAATGAGGTTAAAGAACTACAAAAGCAATTGAATGATTTAGATTTAAAAGCTGGCGAAGTGGATGGTATATTTGGAAGCAACACAGAAAAAGCTGTAAAAGAGTTACAAACTATATTTGGGTTAGCTTCAGATGGTATAGTTGGTAAGAATACTTATGAATTACTCTCTAAACTAGACCAGATTACACATTTCAAAATAAATGAATTTAAGTGTAGGCATTGTGGAAAAGTTAAGCTTAATATAAATTTACTATTAAAATTAGAAGAGCTTAGAAAACAAACAGGAGCTTTAATAATAAATAGTGGATATAGGTGTCCCACTCACAACAAGAATGTAGGTGGCATTACAAATAGTGAACATCTAAAAGGAAATGCAGCTGATGTTAATGCACTAAATATGAAACCTGACAAAGTACATTCTATAGCAGATAAAGTCTTTAGTGCTGGTGGAGTAGGCAAGTATAAGACATTTACGCATATTGATGTCGGAAGTAAGAGGTTTAGATGGAATGGATGATAAGCAAATACTAGAATATCTAAATAAGAAAAAAAAGGGGCGATTTTCTAAGAAGATCGTTATTTTTATTATCTTAATTAACATAATATTTACCCTGGCTGTAATGTATTTGTTTCTTAAGACGGGAAGTGAACCTATGGCGCTTGTAGGAGCTTGGTTTGCATTTACCACAGTAGAATTATGGAGCCTTGCAAGTATTAAGAAGAATAAAGAAGATAACGATAACAAGGAGGACTGTTAAAAATGGAGCAAGTATTCAGTGATCTATTAGTACAAGTATTTATGCTAGTTGGTATCTTATTAGCTAGTTTTGTAATGGCGCTACTTAAAAAACAATTTGGAACTGAAAAACTAAAAGAAATCAAAGCAGAATTTGAAGCTAAAAAAGAAATCGTAAATACAGCAGTATTATTTGTGCAACAAGTCTACTGGGCATATGATGGAGATGCGAAACACACTAAAGCTATTGAACGAGCTACTATAATGATGAATGAAAAAGGGTTGACGGTGTCACCAGAAGAGTTAGAAGCGCTACTTGAATCTGGACTTAGATTACTGAAAAAAGAATTCGGTGATGCTTGGGACAAAGAGGTAAGTAGTGAAGAATTTGAAAGTATATAAATAACCTTCACTTTATAAAATAAAAAAAGCTAGAGAACTTAATCTCTAGCTTCATCTGTCTATGCGACTCTCGGCATCTCTATTATAAGATGTCGGGAGTATTGATGGTCGGGGTGAGAGGCGCCATTGTCTTGCGCCCTTCCTCCAAATGGGTTAGGATACAGCAAGATGCGCACTCTATCTTCTGTTAAAATTACTTTATGAACAAATATATCAATGACTTTCTTTTGAGCCTCTCTATCAAAGTCCTTTAGATCAGCATACTTTTTCATATATTCATTTATCTCAGACATAGTATAAGATTTATGATCACTCTTAAGATTATTAATTTTAATAGTAATAGCTGTCTTTTGTTCTTGCAGGTCATTGTTCTTAGCAATCAAACTATCATTTAAGAGCCCCTTTACAACCGCCTCTGTGATTTTATCCTCTTCTCTTACAATCTTATCTAATCTCTTTTTGAGTAACTCAAATTCAGCAACATCATCCTTAGAGTTGACTCTCTTATACATTTCTTTAGCAAAAGTAGAATCAGAATTAAACAAATAAGTAGTTAAAGCATTAATAACAAAAGGCTCAATATTATTCACCTGGATAGACTTAGGTTTAATATTACAATCTTTATCCTCACAGCGATAATAATAGACTTGATTATCAGACTTCTTATTAGTTTTAACGGTACCATTCATAACAGCACCACAATCATGCTGTAATTTACCCGATAATAGGTATGTAAACTTAGAGCTAAAAGAACCGCCTTTTCTTTTATTGACATCTCTTTTATCACGAACATTCTCCCAAGTAACATCATCAATAATCTTAGGCATAGCATCCTCAATCCTTATCATATTTGGACTGTTCTTATGGTTATTATATGATTTATCCATTCTCTTTCTCCTATTATACAAATAAACTCCTCTATACTTTTCATTTCTTAGAATCTCATATAAACTATTCTTTCCAAATTCATTTCCAACCTTTGTTCTATATCCATTACTACTTAATATATCTATAATTTTTCCATAACCATGGCCATCGCAATACAGCTTATAGATAAGTCTAACAATAATAGCCTCATCTTCATTGATAATATAATAGAGATCCTTATCTACATCATATCCAAGCGGAGGACTACCGCCATTATGTTTAGCCTTTAAAGCATTTTCTCTATGCCCTTTTTTAACTTCACGAGATAGGTTAAGAGAATAATATTCATTCATACCTTCGATGATAGATTCTAGCATAACAGACTCAGGAGAATCATCAAACCTTTCAAGTACAGATATAACCCTTATACCTTTATCTCGAAGTTTCCTCTTATTAACAGCACTGTCATATCTATTACGAGCGAATCTATCCAGTTTATGAACAATTACATAGTTAATGTTTTCTACTTCCTCAATCATCTTTTGAAACTGTGGTCTATCGTCAGTTGTTCCACTCATAGCCTCGTCAGAATATATCTTAAGGAGCTCAATATCATTTTGAGTACAATACTCTTGTATAGCTCTTACCTGAGCATCAATTGATTCTTCTCTTTGGTTATCACTAGAAAATCTAGCATAAGCAACAGCAGTTTGCATAACAAAACCTCCTCTCTCAATAACTAACTATACAAACATTCAAGAATAGCTTCACAAACGCACAAGCTCTTAGCTACTTGCTCAAAGGTGCATCCTTCATAGTAATACTTGTCTATAGATATATCTAGCAGTTTAAGGGCAAAATAATCAGCTTGAAGTTCAAATTTACTCCTAATAATCAAATCATTATTATAAGCAGCTTGTGCCTGATCTATATGTAATAAAGCATGTGCTAGTTCATGAGCAAGTATAAACTTCTCATATCTAAAGGGGAGAGAGTCATTAATAAATACAAGCTCTAAGCCTAGATAACTTCTTATGTAGATGGCCTCGTTGCCATGCAGCATAGAGTTATCTTTATCAACTCTTTTTATTTCAATATCTAGTGTTTTATAAATTTCAAATATATCATTTGTGCAAGTCAGTTCTATTACTCCATCAACATATTTATCTATCCAAGTAAGATTCACAAGCTACCCTCCAAACATATGTACGATTATTAATAAAAATTATTAAATTTCTCTTTCACTATCCTCTTAAGATGGGTATAATAATTATGAAAGAGGTGAATATATATGACTTTACTAGATAACTTAAACAATATTTATTATGAGATTAAAATGCATCTAGTTAAATATGCTTATATTTATGCACCTATAATTGGTGTTTCACTAGGTACGATTAGTTTTTATCGTAAACCAATTGATATGCTGTTTATTTCAAATGCTATAAACCTATCAGGTATCCTTGCAGGGTTTTTATTTACATCCTTAGGGATAATGATATCCTTACCAGATAATAAGTTTACTATCCTACTAAAAGAAAATGGCTATATGAGAATTGTATATAAAACTATGGCGATAGGTATAGTAGCTTTTCTAATATCAATGGTAATAGGATTAATAAGATTTAACTCCATTGTAATGGCTGTATTCTTTACAATAGGTGTGTCAGAAACATTTCTAAGCTCATATTATCTATATCGAGTTAGTTATTATAGTGGTAAATCTAAATAACCGTCAAAGAGCCCTTTAGGGCTTTTTTTATTTCACCAATAGCTTCAAGTGTTATGAGTTGAGTATCATCAATATTTATATCCACGCTTTTAACCAATATTCTTTCAATAAACTCCATGGTAATAACATCATCCTCATCATCAACACCAGTAACCTCAAACTTTTCAAATCCTTTATTCTTATCCTTTAGCTTTCTAAAGATTCCTCTTGTATTTTCACTTATTGGCAGCAATTTCAAGTCGATATTTACTCGTGCTCTCCTTAAAGAGTCCTGAGACATTGCAAAGGCATTGCTCAATTCTAATATTTCACGACCTAAGCTAGAAGTATCGTCAAATGTCATATCTAACTGTGAAAGTTTCTGGACCGTTTTTAATTTCCGGTCTATTTTTTCATCAAGAACTATTTGAACCTTTAGTTCTTGTATAAAACTCATATCCATATGCTTATTTAAAAACTCTTGGAAGTGTTTTTGAAATCTCGGAGCAGAATAATTGCTTATTACTGAACAATATAATGTTTCTTTACATAGGTAAAAATATGTATAGTTTTCTAAAGTGAAATCTAGAGAGTCTAAATGAGAATCAAGAACTTCTTTACTCTTCTTTTCTTTTATTCTCTTTAAGGGACCATTCTTCAAGTCCTCAACTTTGGCGATTATACCGAATAGATGTTCATCTTCATTTTCTATAAGCTCAATAGTCACGCTAGATTCATTGCTTTCATAAAATTTAACTTCATAAGCGTCTGTTGGAAAATCAGTATCATTTAATACTTTTATAAACTTACTTTTCAGAACATCATCAGATTTAGTGTTTGACATCATCGGCAAAAACGAAAATTTAATAGAATAGAATTCAACTTTTCTTTGCATAACAACCCTCCCAATAAATATATCTAGTCTAAATACAAATCTTACTTTATTTCTTATATTTCAAACTCAGCAGCTTTAAATGATCTAGTAGGTCTCTTGCGTATTGTGTCTTTTCTTCATCAGATAATTTATGTATATCAAATCCTGTAAAGCCCATTATTACATTTTTATTAAGTAGAAAGTCCATTGCTTCCTCTGGTGTATTAAAATCATCTGGGAGGTTTTCTTCATTGTAGGGGTTTTTTATGTCGGAGTTACCTAGCAAATAGTCAGTAGACACTTTGAAGAGCTCACTTATAATTTTTAAAATCTCTTGGTCTGGAAATCTAACATTAGTTTCATATTTGGATATAGCAGAATACGAAATCTTAAGTTTTTTGGCTAAATATTCTCGTGACCAGTTTTTATCTTCTCTTAATATTTTAAGCCTATCTCCGAATTCCATAACAGCACCTCTTTTTTATATTTATTACCCTTATATTAGCACATTATGTCCACACTTTAAATATATTGGACAAAAAGGATAAAAAACTATTGACAATGGACTAAATGTCCATTAATATAAGAGTAAGAGGACAGATTGTCCTAAAATAAACAAAAATGGAGGCGATAAAATTGAGAAATGGGTTAATCGGAGCTAGACTTGAAAAAGGGTTATCAGTTAAAGAAACTGCTGAGATATTTGACATATCAGAATCTTTTTATTACAAGATTGAGGCTGGTATAAGAAATCCTAACTTTATGCTTACAAAAAAAATAGCTGACTATTTTAAAAAAGATATATCCGTTATTTTTTTTGATGAAGAAATGGACAAAACGTCTTAAAAGAATAGAGTATTATCCAATATGTATTAAAACCTATTAAGAAGGAGGTGGAGAAGAGTGGAAGAACTATTAAAAGAAATACTAAAAGAACTAAAAGAAATAAATAATGGAATTCAAGTTATTGTGAGTAACTCAAATCCCGTAGCTAATAATCAAACTATAGATGTGGAAGCACTACATGTTGAAACATTAGTTAATATAGTCAAAAAGGTTAAAGAACATAATGAGTATATTTTAAGTATTAATAAATATTTATCTGCTATTCAGAAGAGTTATCTTGGTTTTCGGTTTGACGAAACCCTATAGGTTCTTTAGGTTTATTGGGTTCTTTCCTTGCTGCAGATGTTATTAAAAAACTAATCTGAGATACATGTTGCATCAATTCCATTGGAGAACCATTATCGCTCGTTCCATAAAAGTGAATAAGACTTGGATCACTATAACCTAAATGAGTTACTAAGAGGTTTATAGATTGCCCAAATGATACAAGCTTTAAAGCGACTTGCTCATCGGAATCCAGATTTGAATCAAATTTGCGTATAGAAATAATCAGTTTTTCGCAAAAGTTACTTGCATAGTTTTCTTCAGCGATAGTCAATTGAACTGGCTTAATCGGTGACATGTTTAGCGCTAGCTCATTTGCCCTTGATAGTGAGGAAAAATCAAAATTACCTTTCATAAATATCACCCCCTTTCTAGTTAAATATTACCACATTGAGAGGGATAACAAAACAAAGGAGGAGAAGATGGAAACTTTAATAGAAACCTTAAATATAGATAGAAAAACTGAAAAATTAGTATCAATAACTGAAAGTTATGAGGAGTTAAGTCCACATTCTTTCTCGAATGATAAGTTTGATGAATTTATAGATATGATGGCGGACCAGTTTATTAAGTTTAAGAAGGCCCAGAGGAGTGATCTAAATGAAAAAAGTTAATATTCATCCTTTCAGGCTTTTAAGTATTTGGTTACTGTCACTTTTAATAGTAATGATGGCTACTGCTTGGATAGTTAATGCTGGCAATGAGGAAACAACAAAAGTTGAGTATATTATTCTCAATCAATCAGAATATGAGGAAATGTACAAAGAAGATTATAAAGAAGAGGAGAGTGGAGAAGTTGAAAACGAATTACAGAGCAGCATAAAAGATGAAACTCCAATAGAAAGCATACAAAAGAAAACAAGTTTAGGACAATACACTATTACTAAGTATTGCAGCTGTGAAAAATGTTGTGGAGAATATGCAAAGAATAGGCCTATAAAAGAAGATGGTACAGAATTAGTAACCGGTGCATATGGAACAGAGATTACTCCTAATTATTCAATAGCTGCACCTTTACCCTTTGGTACCAAAGTAGAGATTGCAGGGCTGGGAACTTTTAAAGTAGCAGATACCACAGCCAACTGGGTTAAAGATAAGTATGGTGGCAAAATAATTGATGTTTATGTAGGAAGTAACCACAGTGATGCAGTTGATTATAAAGAGGTATTGGAAGTCTGGGAGGTGGAGTAAGTGAGCGCCGCTAGAATAAGCATAGTGTTATTGCAATTAACATTATTAGCTATTGAGATAGCGCTTGGAATACCACTTCTCTGGATACCTATTACAGTTTTAGTTCTAGTAGCATTAACAACTTACAGGGAGGTGGATTAGATGGAAAATATAGGAACCACAGTTACAATAACAAAAAGCGAATATAGAACTTGCGTAGTTAAAGGGAGAAACGTTTTATTTCACACTTGGGAAGAAAAAAGCAGCATAGTAGAGCCTTCTAAAATGATGGGAGGGCATGACGGTGGAGTAATAAGAACAACAGTAGGAATAATTGAATATGAAGATGGGATAGTAACAGAATGTTATCCATATGAAATTAGATTTACTGATAATAAATTTAAAGATTACCATTTTAAAGAGGAGGATGAAAAGAATGAGTGAACATTTAATAACACCAGCTGAGGATTTACATGAATGGATAGTAGATAATTTCACAGATTTGGCTATTGATGATGCAACAGTTATTGCAAGACAATTTGCAAAAGAGAATGGGTGGGACATTGTGGATGTAGATTTTATGGTTGAGGAGATCGTTGAGAAGCTACAAGAAGGGATTCTAAATGTTGTTGAAATGTATGAAGGCAAAGAAGTAGTTGAAATATATGGAGATAACAAAACAGTTGAATTATCAACAGTACCTAATTATATATATTTTACATTCGGAAGCAGGGACCAAATATATGAAGGTGGATGGATAAAAATTAGAGCTGACAATCTTCCAGAGGCCCAAAAGAAGTTTATTAAACATTATGGAGATAAGGCATGGAAGCACGAAGGAATATTAAATTACTGTTCTGATTATAGCCAACAGCAATATGAGGAAGAGGAAATGTTTAGAGAAGGTAATTTTGGAAAGTTTTGTCATGAGGAGGTTAAGTGATGAAAGATACAAGAGCATTTATAAGAGAATTACTAAAAAATATAAATATGAATAAGGGAAAGATACCAGAAGATATAAAAGAAATGTATTATAAGGCTGATAAAGAGATTAAGAAAGTCGAGGAGGAGTATGCAGATGAGACATCTAATTAGTGGGAGAAGATTAAGAGAATTTATCTGGAAAAGCATTTTATTTGGAGGATGGAGGAGCCTGATATGAAGCAAAAGGAATATGCACTATATAAAGGTGATGATCTTCTAGGAATGGGAACTGCAAAAGAGCTTGCAGAGTTGAGAGGTTGCAATATTAGCAGTATTAGATATTTAGGATCTCCCGCATATAGAAGAAAAATAGAAAAGAGAGGTAATTCGTGGAATACATTAGCTTTAATATTATTTGATGAGGAGGATGACAATGGAGAAGTGTTTTGCTGATGATGGGCATGGTGGATGTATGGCTCTAAGAGAAAAGGAATGTAAAGGTTGCAAGTTTTATAAAACAGAGGAGAAGTATATGGAAGGTGTTAGAAAAACTAGACAAGCTATAAAAGAGGCAGGAGGAGAGCTGTATTATGGTAAACTTCCTTAAAAAAGTTGATATATGTTCTATTTGTCAGAAAACCATGTTACAGAATAAGCATTGGGTACATTGTCCAAAATTTGGAGAGGCTATTTGCATGACTCATTGTTTTAATGAGTGTAAATACATGATAGATGAGAGATGTGTATATGAAAGTAGGGTTAAAAATGAAGAAAAGGAAAAATCCCTGTAAGTGAGAGAACACTACAAGGATTCTAATAATTTTATACTGACTTAGGCCAACTAAATCAATAAATATATATACTTATATTATATCTTTTAACAGGCTAAAAGTCAAACAAAAACATGCTTAAACAAGCTAATTTACGGGCTTGTAATGGGTATTATTGTTTAAACGAAACACTAAATGAAAAAACAATAAACTAAACATAATACCTTTACGACCTAATACACAAAAGGAGACTAGGCCGTGAAATATATAAGAGAAAAGAAAATCTATTGTGGGGATTATTTAGAAGTAGACATTATTCCTCGAGCTAGAACTGAAATAGTACAAAAAGGCAAAAGGCATAAAAAGAAAAAGCTATCAGCACCAAAGCAAAAGAACTTGAACGAAAAGAATGCTAGAAGATATTTTATACAGCTAGCAAACACGAACTTTGATAAAAATGACTTACATGTATCTACTACATATTCAGATGATGAACTTCCAAAAACTATAGAAGATGCAGAAAGAGAAATAAAAAACTATCTTAGGAGAGTTGACTACAGAAGAAAGAAAGAAGGACTAGATCCTTTAAAGTATTTATTGGTTACAGAGTATCAGACAGAGGGAATTGGAGAGACACCTATAAGAATACATCATCACATAATGATGAATGGTGGATTAGATAGAGATGTTGTTGAGTCTTTATGGTCCAGGAGAAAGAAAAAGGGTGTAAAGAATAAAAAAAGTATTGGTTTTGTAAACACTGATAGATTGCAACCTGATGAATATGGAATAGAGGCATTAAGTAGGTACCTTATGAAGAATCCTAAAGGTAAAAAGAGATGGAGCTCATCAAAGAATTTAGAGAGACCTGAGAGTAGAAACAATGATCATAAATACACTAAAAGACAAGTAGAAAAGGCTGCAAAGAATTCAGAAGATAGAACTTATTGGGAGAAGCAGTACCCAGGTTATTGGCTTACTGAATTTACACCAGTTTATAACGATTTAACTGGATGGAGTATATATCTAAAGATGCGAAAAAATGATAGAGAAAATAAAACTTAGTAAAAAGAGAGGAGTGGCAAAGTGAGAAGTACACATTGTAGGAAATGCGGGAGGAAATTGAAGTCACAAGATAGTATTGAACGAGGCTATGGCTCTTATTGCTATAAAAAGGCAATGGAAGAGAAAGAAAAGGCTGAGGAAAAATTAGATGGGTTAGATGCAACAATGTTTGCGCTTGGAGTAGAACCAAAGGAGGAGGAATACAAATGGACGAAAGAAGAATAAATATGATTGCAGATGAAGCGGCTAGACTTAAAAAAGAAGATCCTTTACTTGGATTTAAAGAGGCCATTGAAAAAGCTAGACTAGAGTTTGGAGAAGCTAAAAAGGGAGGAGTGTATGAATAGAAACCCATGGATGGCAAACAAAGGTAGAGGCTTTGAACAGGAGGTCGAGATGGCCAACTATCAATACATGAGAAGGAAAATTGCGCTAGTTCAAAAGATAAGTACTCCGTGGACTGTTACCAGGAAGGGCAAAGAAATAGTGTCAGCTCATCCAGAAGGTAAAAGCACTCTAGATTTCAGAGGAACTGTTAAACATAGAATTCCTATTTCATTCGATTGTAAGGAAACCAAGGACAAAAGAGGACTTCCACTATCAAATATTGCTGATCATCAAGTGGAATATATTGAATCGGCGCTTGAAGTAGGAGAAATAAGCTTTATTCTATGCTATATGGAGTGTGAAAACAAAAGATATTATGTAGCTGGCGATATAGTCATCGAATATTGGGAAAAGTGGAAGGTCAACAAAGGTAAAAAGGGATATAACTTTATACCAAAGGCTGCAATGATTGAGGTTATGTCTAAAAATGGAATAATACTTGATTACTTGGATGTAATTAATCAAGAATGGGAGAAAATGATTAAGAAAATGGAGGAGATGGGCAATGATTAGATTAGATAGTTTCGCTGGAGGAGCTTTAGAAGAAAAGTTTAACATCGCATTAAAAGAAGTATTAGAAAATATTGCTGATCCTAATACTGCACATGATACAAAAAGAAAGCTTAATATAGAGCTAACTTTTCAGACCGATGAGGATAGAGAGTTAAGCACGGTGATAATTGAAACAAAGACTAAATTAGCGCAGCTAATGGGAGTGACAACAAAGATAATAATTGACAGAGATGGAAGAGGCGGAATCATTGCTAGTGAATATGGCAAACAAATTAAAGGACAAACTTATATAAGAGTAGATGAAGAAACTGGAGAGATAATTGAGCCGTCTAAGGATGATGTAGATATGAAAGGTATTAAGCTAGTTAGATAATAAAAAATAGGAGGCTAAATAATGTTAAATAAAGATGCTTTAGAGTATTTAGTGAAATTGGGATATGAAGAGGATGTTTTAATTGATACAGACTTTGGGTTGTTTTCAAAGATTCATTTAGTTAGGGTGACATTACCTAAAATAGAAACATTGCAAGTAAGCAATTTAACAAGTGTTGTAGAATTTTTAAAAGGCAATATAGATGATTATGACGGTAGATTACTAGTACAAGTTGTTAGTCCTTATGAAGTAAGAGTTTTAACTCCACTTGATCCTGACAGAATTAGACAAGAAATATTAAGAGCTGTGGCTATTTTACCGAACAACATCAGATATGACTCTTTTGTTGATACAGAGCAATTTAATATTATGCTGCAGGCTAGTTTTGCTGATAAGGGAGACAAGGCGCTTGTTTTAAAATTTACTGGCTTAATTAGGGATGAAGCGGTTAAAGAAACAGGCGATAATGGGATAAGTCAAAAGGTCACTATAAAGACAGGTATTGCTAGCGTGGGAGAAGCAGAGGTACCAAATCCTGTGAACTTAGCTCCATATAGATCATTCCCTGAAATAGACCAAGTAGGAAGCAAGTTTATATTTAGAATGCAAGAAGGACCTAAGGCTGCTCTTTATGAAGCTGATGGAGGAGCTTGGAAGAATGAATCTATGAAACGAATAAAAGATTATTTAAAAGAGAATTTGAAAGAATTAGAAACTGTAATAGAGATGATTTCTTAATAAAAATATAAATAGGAGTGATTTTATGAATAATGTAGTATTAATTGGCAGATTAACAAGAGATCCTGAACTAAGATATATACCAAACTCTGGAAAAGCGGTGGCAACTTTCTCACTGGCAGTAGATAAGCAGCTGTCAAAAGACAAGAAGCAGGAGCTGGAAGGCAAGAACCAACCTACAGCTGACTTTATAAGAGTGGTTGTATGGGGCAAAATGGGTGAGAACTGCGCTAATTATCTTGCTAAGGGTAGATTGACAGGTGTTCAAGGTAGAATCCAGACAGGAAGTTATATTGCTACGGATGGAATTAAAAAATATACTACTGAGGTCATTGCTAGTAATGTTGAGTTTCTAGAGTGGGGAGATAAGGGTGGAAAGTCTAATCAAGACTCTCAAGAGTCTAGACAAGATAACAGTGGGCTGGTTGATTTCCCTGATATGGACGGATTCCATCCAACCGATTATGATGATATACCATTTTAGGAGGAGGAGACAGCAATGAAATTTAAGTTTATGACTATTAAAATAGATGATAAACAAAATACTGCAGTAGATAAAAAAGGAAATTGTATATGGGAATATATGGAATTAACATTAGATGCTGCACTAGAAATTATAACCAAAGCAATTAAAATAAAAAAGTTTAGATATGGATTTGAAGTATATTTAGCAGATAAAAGTATATTCTTTAGATTTGGTAATATCACAACTAAAGTTAAGGATAATGTGGAAGATTTTATTAAAAAGAATTGGAGGTAAGAACCATGCATGAAAATATGGCCAAGTTGATTGAATTGATTGTATTAAATAGGGATATGAGGGTTGTACCGATGGTATCAAGTGAAATTGTAGCAGACGATGCCTACGATAGTTGGCTTGCTAGCATAGGTGAGTCTAGAGTTGATGATATGTGGCAAGATGACGATAGAATATATTTTAAGTCACTTGACGAGGACGAGATAGAAGAAAAGTTTGCAGAGTTTATCTTTCTAGAAGATGAAAGTATTTCAGAAAAAGATTTAGAATTAAAGATTGATGCAGCTATGAGAACAGTGCCAGAATGGGAAAAAGTTATAGTACTTAATATAGATTTACCGTAGCTACAGATAATGTTATTTATGTGTAGGAAGGAGTGAGTGATATGAAGGAGTATCCACTGAAAATAGAAAGAGTTTTAGAATTTGAGGGTCGTATTGTTATGGCATATGAAAGAATAGGATACCCATATGACAAACAAATTAATTTATTAGATATATTAAACAATAGATCAATCAACAATGTTGATATAAGTTGATAGGGAGGAGTTAGATCAATGGAAACTAAGAAGTGCTATGATTGCGATGTTGTAAAAAATATAGATGAATTTGATGTATTTAGGACTGAAAGTGATGGGAAGGTATGTAGGAGGAGAATGTGTAGGGAGTGCTATTTAAAAAGCAAGGATAAAACTGATACTAGAACAAAACTAAAAAAGCTAAGGGAAAACAGAAGCATAACTCAAGATTACCTATCCAGGCTTACACAAATATCAGAACACAAAATAAAAGCATTCGAAAACAAGCAGCTTGAACCGAGTGTCGATGAATATAAAGCATTAGCCAAAGCTTTAAAAGTTGCACCAGAATATTTTGGGATAATTGAACACGAACCTGAAAAACCGAATTTAAGAAGTATTTATCCAGATATTTTAGTAAAAGGAGAAGTTAGTAAGAACATCTGTATTGAGGGTACTTATAAAATATCTAAACCTGTAAGTAAACGAACAAAAGGAACTTTTATAGGCAAGCTAATACAAGAAACTGATAATTTTATAGTTTTTGAAGATAAAAAAGGAATACGAGAATGTTTTCTTAAGGTAGACTTTATGACTGGTGAAATTTCTAAGGAGATGATCATATGAATAATCCATTGGATAATGATATTGATAAGTTTATTGTTAATTCGGAGGAGTTAGAAGAATATAACACTGGCATAAAAAAGATAAGTACTAAAGAAGTCATCAACATTATAAAAATTAGGAGACCACTTGGAATATTCTATTCTGATGAAGGTAAGAAGTACTTAGCCATAGACAACCGCATGGGATATGCGCTGGTAGAAGAATTAGACACAATGCAAGAGTGCATGAGTTGGTTAATGTATGGGAATTGTCAGGAGGAGTAGGGATGATAATATTATTAGGATATTTATTTTTTATGATAATGGGAGCTGAAATAGGTTATTTTATTAAACAATATATTGCTAACAAAGATTTAGATAAAATTAAGGAAATCATAAAAGAAAAAGAACAAAGGATTTATATTCTCGAATTAATGGGAGAGTTTGATTATGACATAATGCTAAAATTGACAGAGAAAAAGAAAGAAATGAATTTATTAGATGTTATAAAATTTAGAGGAGAAATATACCAAATAGCAAGAGTAGAACAATTTATAGGAGAAGATGAACGAATAATAATTGAAGCCGATTCAACAGCTAAGATATTACGACATATGGTTAAGAGAGGTGAGCAATGATTAAAATCAAAGACAAATACTATAAGAGACTAGAGCAGGATCTATATAACTATAAATACTTAAAATTAAGCATAGATAATATAAAACAAGATATAGAAGAATATGAAAGGGCTGATGGAGTAGGAGCTATAGACTGTGATAGAATACAAATCTCAAGTACTAATGCATTTTCTAGCATAGTCGAGAATGCTACTATATCAAATATGGAGAAGTTAGACTTCTTAGAACATTGTATGAATAAGGCTGATTCTGTTATTAAAAAAATAGACAAAGCAATGGAGCTATTAGAGGTCACTGAATATAGTATTGTTACTTCATACTACATAGATAATCTACAATGGTTTGAGGTAGGCTATAAGGTCCACATGAGTGAAAGAGGATGCAGGTATGTTAGAAGTGAGGCACTTAGAAAAATGGCTATATCAATTTATGGAGAGACTGCCGTTTGTTTGCCTACTTAGTTCGGATATATGTGAGATAATAGTATGAGTTAAAGAATTATACAAATACAGGATAGGAAATATCCTCCTTTCGGGAATCAGTCTAATCAGCTGGTTCCTTTTTATATTTTAAAGAAGGTGATTAAGTGACATTTAAAGAGATAGAGTGGGAGAAAGAATTTAAGATACCATATGGAGCAGTAAGGTATAAACGATATGGCGATAAAATGTTTTGGTGGAATGAGTTTTTTAATGAATGGATGGAAGTAATTGTTCAACCAGAGTATGACAAGTATGAATATATCTAAGGGAGTGAGGTTGTGAATGAAGAGTATATTAGTTATCAATGCAGACAATGTGGGTTCATATTTATAATTCCAATAGATGGTATAAGAAAAGCTGAGATACTTGGTAGGTTTATAAGCTGCCCTTTAGGTCATAGAGGTGTGAAGGAGTTAAACAAGTATGGAGATTTATTAAAGTGTATGGAAGAACACAGTACATATAAACGAGTAAGTGGTAGAGTTAAACAAATCAAGTAGTCTCCGTACGGTGGATAAGTAGTACTTAATGGCTTAAAATAGAGATTGTTAAATTATAGAATTAAGGTTGTAACTTCTTTACCATATAGTTATAATAAGGGTAAGGGAGGCGGTAAAGATGGTTTGCAAGAAATGTAATAGTGAGAATGTTCAAGTACAAAGAGTATCAGTCACTAAAAGGAAAAAGAAAGGCATAAGCTATTGGTTGTTTGGATGGTTTATTGATTTAATGTTATGGTTATTTTTAACATTTCCTAGATTGTTAATAGCAATCTTTGCGCCAAAGAAAACCAAGACTAAGATACATAGTGAGGCTGTTTGTCAAGATTGTGGCTATAGCTGGAAGATATAAACTAAATAGATAGATAAGTTGAGACATCCATTACGGGTGTCTTTTTTATATGGAGTGATTCAATGGACCTACATAATCAAGATGAATTAGCAATGTGGATAAGAGATCTAATAGATAGAGATGAGGTACACAAGTTCTATGAGTCTAAAGAGTGGAGAAGATTAAGGAAAGAAGTATTAAAAGATTATAAGAGTGAGTGTCAGATATGTAAAGCTAAAGGCGAATACACTAAGGCTAACCACGTACATCATAATCAATTCGTAAGGCATCATCCAAGGTTAGCACTGACTAGAAAATATATATTTAGAAGTAAAGAATATGTAAACTTAGTTCCAGTATGCAAGGATTGCCATGAGACAGTTTGTCATCCTAAAAGATTAAAGCATGACAAGGAATTAATAAACAAAGAGCGATGGTAATAATTTTACAAAATATATTTTATATTAGTACCCCCGGTCAAAAAAAAGTGAAGATTAAGTTTGGGCCTTCTCTC